ATCAAATTGTTACTGCATTTGGAGTTTTACGTTTATGTTTTCCTGAACAATGGAAGTTTATGGATAAATTGTTCTATTACTTTCTGTCTGGGATGTTATGTAAACACATTGTAGTACCAGGTTCTCAGTTCGTTTATCGTGTAACTAAAGGGATAGCCACTGGTAATCCTTTTACTTCGTTGGTTAACACCACGGTAGCGTATATGACTTTCGCTACTGCACTGAATAAAGTTTGTTCATATGAGGAATTGTTAGAAACTCGATTATTTGTCGCTGGTGATGATGTTATCGGTGTTATACCGCTTAGTGTATTAGAAAAACTATCTTTTGAAATATCTAATAATAGTGGTATGAAAATCGATCCTATTGTCAATCATTGCGGACCATTAATATCTAATGATATTAATTATCAACGTAGTTTTCTTAAGAAGAAGTTCTCGTATTTAGGTGTATCTTGGAATGATTTAGAATTACTTGATAATTTATATACTAGTGCTAGTGGAGTTAAGAATACGTCTTTTGAGATTAACCGCATAATTAATACACTTATGAATGGGCCGTGTGATCCACGATTAAATTCAAGAATTTTTAAAATAATTAAATATCATATGCACAAGCCTAGGATTAATGGTATGTCTTATTATAGCCCACCTCCTGGTTTACATTCACTGCCTGTTACTGAGGGTGGTTTAAAGTATTTAATGCGGGATCCTAAGGCATTATATAGTGATATAATTATTAAGCATATTACTAAGACGTATAATAATCGTATGCACTTAGCATTCCGTTGGTTTAACACCGGTCAGCCATTTCCGGCATTAGGCTATAAAGATGAGTCATATTGGATTGACGCCACTAAGGATCTTATACCATGCCATAGTAACGCACCGTATTATTCTAAGTTGCGGCTACGGCTATATAAGCATTTTAGTGTTAAATGGCACATGTATTAATATATATATACATGGTATAAGAAGAAGGGATGTGTTTAACTATTGTGAATTCATGGTTATTCACCACTGTACCTTATTCCCGGCGGGAGTAGAACGCGTAGAATCTTATGATTCAATTCAATCCAAAATTATTGGGTGCCCATATAACAGAGTTACGTAGGAATAGAGTACACGTACCTCGCAAACGTTTCATAAACACATCAGAGAAAAATGATGTGACACAGTCTCAAAAAGAGATCTTTATTTTAAAAGAGTGGCAGGTGACTTACCCTACCCATTCTGAATTGACTTTTAAAGAAGTTTCTGAGTTAGCCTCGAGAAGTCGTGACATTGGTAATTGGTATTCTAAAGTATCTGATGAGTATCAACGCTTTTGTGAAGCTCCTCAATGGTTTTTAGATTCTGACCGTGATCCAGTTGAATGGTCTGATGAGGTTCAGCAACAATTTTTGCGGATTAAGGCTTTGAGTCGTGAACATTCAAGTGAATTGACTAGAATTTCTAAAGAATCTAGAATTAAAATGGACAATTTAGAAAAGGCTCATCGCGATCATTTGGTTTCTTTAATTAAACAAACACCTGAAGTTGGTATTAAATTAATGACTACCGCTATTTTACCTATCGAAGTTCATTTTAAAGTTTTTACTTTTAATTCAAAAGAAGAAGCTAAAGAATTTCTTCAAACTAGCTTATTAAGTTATCAACAAAGAATTTATCAAAAATATCTTACTGGTGAATTTACTGTTGATGATTTAATTAATTTGCTTTTTGAAAAGTAATTTCGGTAGTCGACCTTGAGGATCGAGCGCATCACCACAAG